GACGTCTTGAGCGAGTGAGGAGGTAAGCGTGATCGTCGCTACCTGTCCCACCACTGGAGAAGATCCACAGATGTACACGGCGCGCACGTAGGCGCCGCGGGCGGCGGTAATGTTGGTAACGGTGCTATTTAAGACGAATGCGACCGATGAGCTGGAGAAGTTGCTGCTGCCAACATACTTATCCGCGCCACTGTCGTACGCAAAGAAAGACACCGAATCAGCAACGGTACTCGTGGATTGAACGACTGTCAAGGTGCAGCCGTAGTCCATCCAGATGTACCCTTCTTTACCACCTGCCTCTGCGTCATACCCGCAGTATAGTGCCGGTCCATGCGGTTGGGATGCCAGCGTGGACACCAAATACAACGGCACCAGGTCAAACGAATCATTCGCGGCGGGCGGGATTAGAACATTGTTTCTAATAGTCGTAGTTCCCGGAAATACCGCCGAATAATTGAAGACGGGCACGTTGCAGGTCAAGGAGACCATGGCACGTAGCGCACTGCGAAAGTAGAAGACCTGATAAATCCCAGAGGTTGACGAAATTCCGGAATCAACGTACGTGCCAGTGATCTGTGGCACAGTAACTGATTGGAATAAGTTGAGGTTCAACAGGCTCGTGGGAGCCCCGTCCTCAATGGTCGCGAGCCGTTGAGGAGTAGAACCGCTGGGATTCATCATGTACTTGGCTATACTGTGAGCTGGGCCGGTGAGCGACTTTCCACCGGTCGACGGCATCACAATAGACACCTTGGGCCTCGAGTTTTTGGTAGCTTGTTTATGGGTGGCAACAACCCGAAGATTCTTAGTCTTCATGGGTGCTGAAGATTTCTTGGTCATAGGTTATACCCAGAAACGTTTCCGCCAAGGAAAAGATACCCAACAGAAAACTGATGGCAATACCTCTGATGGCGAAAGTTAAGATTCCCCAAGCTCGAGACGCTATAAGGCGAGGTTTCCTTCTGCTTTGTTGAACCGCTGGCAATGGAGACAAGGAACAGCGATACAACTCGTCGGTCAAACTGGACATACACCACTAGCGAGGAAAGGCCATGCTACTACCCAGGATTGAACGTCCCGAGTTTCGCGCACGGTGACCGTGCCATAGCACCTCACTTTGACGTAGCAGAAGCTAAGTCGGCGCTAATGAGCGCCTGGCTGATTAGGCCAGAGAGTGTAACCCTTTTCTGTCACCGCGTTTTACAGGGGCGAATGACTTCGTCAGTTTCGTTTTCGACTCGCAGAGCAAGTCGTGTGAAACCCAAACGGCATAGCCGACAAACAAACAATGACTCTGTCGTAGTTTTTGTGGGGACGAACAGAGTCTCATTAACATTTACCCAAGGTATCAGCTTGGGTCCAACCCCAACTCCATTTAAGGAGCAAAACAGCAAACCGACTCCAAAATGACGGCACCTTGTGGATTGGGTCTGAGCCCCATACCATACAGATATTAACAATGCACGGGGAAGCGTACCCCCCCAAAAACCCCCAGTGGCTTCACTAAGGTGGAATGGCTGTCAATGGCAGCATAGTCAGCGAACAGGTCCCTGGTGGGATAGCCGTTCCTGGTATCTACCATCCGTCATTGTCCCCACCATTAGCAG